CCAGTAAAGTAAGAAGTGCGTTAAAGAAAGCGAAGGAAATGTGATGGAAAAGAAAGATAACTCAGGCGTTTTATTCAAGAACGACAAAAAAGAGTCAGAGAAACACCCTGATTACAAAGGAAATATTACAGTGGGTGGTCAGGATTACTGGCTATCTGCATGGATTAAAGAGGGCAAGTCAGGCAAGTTTATGGGTCTAGCAGTATCACCCAAAGAAGACTATCAGCCCAAACAAGCCCCTAAGAAGGCAAGTTTTGAAGATGAAGATTTGCCTTTTTGAGTTAATATAAACCCGAGGGGAGAGCTGTGCAAAGGATTTTCCTAGCTTGCAGACGAGCAGTTTTCCCCTCACCCAATAGGAGTTAATGATGACATTAGATAAAACATGGTTTGGTGGTGCAGTAGAGAGATTCTTTGGCTCACCAGCCTTTAAGTTAGTACGCAAAGAAGACCCCACAACAAGCCATCAAGCGGCTCAAGCAGTTGATACCACCAAGCTAGAAAGTCTTGTCTACGAGGCTATAAAGGGCTTTCCTGACGGGTGTATCTCAGACGAGATACTAGAGATGTATCCAAACTACCCATATTCCTCGATAACAGCAAGGTATCGTGCTTTGTTGGACAAGGATTTAATTGAAGTAACGGGTGTCAAACGTGGCAAGTTTGGCAGAAATCAACGAATTATGAAATGTAAACAATGATAGAAAAACCACCTTATTCAAAGATCAGTTATCCCTCTGTGCCAAACAAGGACTTTAAATGGTCTTCAGGATCAGATGTCCAAGCAATCTGGAGAAAGTTTGGGTGGACTCCACCCTCTGAGAATATGCTGCCACCACCACCCGAGAAATATCAAGAGCCTCTGCGGAGGGTGCGGTAGTTACTTAGCCAACAGATAAAGCCCCACATTGCTAAAGGCGTACCCTGCGTACACGATAGCCATGTGTGGGTTATCTTTCAATAGCTGTTCACCAGCAATATAGGCGTAAATAGCCCCTGTAAGTATGATTAGCCAAGCACTCAAAATGCACCTACATCAATTACTTCGCCTCTAAACTGAATCTGATTTTCTTCAAATTTATGGACGAGTTCAGGCCATAAAAGCTGACCATTGAAGAAGTTTAACACTGCAAAGCCCGATCTGTGGTTGCTAGGGTTTATCTCTGCATAAGTAAATTGTGGGCCATCAGTCTCAGCAAGTGTCCCTGTATCTACACCATATCGAATCCCGTTGTAGTCGTTAAATGGCGTGACTTTTAGACTATGCAAGTGTCCAGTAACTATTGACACACCAGCGTTAACTGTATTGTTGTGAGTAGCGTGAACACCACCTTTGTATCGGTGCTTGATAATCACATCCTCGTTAGGCCATACCGCCCAACAAAACTCCCAATCAAGGAAGTGGTCTGTCAGTTTAAAGCCTAATACTTCTTTATACTGTGGTGCGTGTTGCGCTAATCTGTTGCCAAACCTAACATCGTGATTGCCCCATGTAAACAGGAGCTTTACATTATGTCGGACAGACTTTGCAATCTCCTCTATTTCGTTAAGCGCACCCTGACAAGCCTTTAGTTCTTGAATAACAGTAGTCGCTGGTTGTTCAGTTACGTCATGGCGAGAGATAGAAGCCCCATCAAACGCATCCCCGTTACAGATAATGGCTTTGGGCTTGAACTCTTGGATAGCCCATAGAAGCCCTTTAAATGCTGTTGAGCGTTGACCAGGTATGAAGTGAGCATCTGAGAAGACTATGACAGTCCCATCTAGGATGCCAAGTTCTACTTGCTTTAAAGGAGAGAAAGACTTGGGTCTGTTTTTGTTATACAAATCACCTCGATGGTCTTTCGCATTGAGGGTCATGTTGTATTCTTTTTCAATCCACCTTCTGCGTAAATGGACTGCCCTGTTATTTATACCAAGGTGTTCTGCCATTCTTTGTGCAGATTGAAGTTGACCCCATAGTTGGATAAACTCCATGTCGGTACAGGTTTCATTATGAGCGCCCATTGGTATCCTTAGACAGTAACTTTTCTAAAAGGTTAATGACTCTATGCTCTTGCATTTCCACTTCATCTTGAGATGATTTAGGGTCTTGCGCCACAGTCATTAAATCGTGCAGAAACACATGAAGCAACTCATGTAAAGCAGTCTGATCCAGAGACTCTGGTGTGATCTTCTCAGCACCAAAATCACCTAGTCTGTAAGTAGCCAATCGAGCAGAAGCATTAAACTCAACAGAAGCCATAGCAGCTTTAGCTGGTTTACTTCCTTTTTCAATTCTCCAATCACCCAAACTAAGCACTTGTTGCCACTTTCTGACACTTTGTGCGAAAAGTTTTGCATCTTCGGGTGTAGGAATGTTAGGCATTTCAACACCTTATACAGTATTTATGACAATTTAATTTAAGAAGCTAACACAAGTAAGGCGTGATCTATGTGCTTTATGCGGTCTTCTAGCCCTATAAAACCACCATTTATCTTCTTGGTTAGGGTTCTGTAATCTTTGTTGTCAGCATATTGATTGAGCTTCTGGACATCCCAAAACCACCCCGCAGTGAGTGCGGCATACATGGGAGTCGCTACCAATTCAGGTTGCATCACAAAATCTACCCCTAGAGCCTGACCTGCATGGAAATAGTTTGCATGGCCTGTCAATTGAATACATCCTCGGCCTCGGAAACGATACCCATCACCAGAGGCTTCATCTCTGTTGCCCATTCGATTAGAGTAGACAGTATTGGCAATCAACTTAGGGTTTCTAGCGCACATCTGGGCTTTGGCAGCATCAAACCTTTTAGGCCATAACTTCTGCAAAGCCTCTGCACGATAGTTCAAATTCTCTTCAAGAATCCTAAAGTTCCCACATTCATGCCCACATTGACCAATGAAAGCCGCTTTTCTAAGGGGATTCATAATGTCAAAACGCTCAAAAGTGGCATTCAGGGCATCTACCCACTCCGCACCAATGTGAAGTTGTTTAAGTTGTTCAGCGTTTATCATTCAACAGGTCTCTCATCTGGTTATACGAGTCTACGCAAGCGTTCAAAGCGACAGTATTTTTATCCCCTTGGGCGACTATTTCTGCGATGGCATCGATTGTTGCTCTTTCGGCATCAGAAGGTTCATTAGTCGGTCTGTTAGATTCACTGGTTGCTTTTGAATCTGCGCTGGTAGAGGCGGTATTTGTGGGGGTTTGTAAGTTACTTGGGGGGCAGAGGCGCAACTTGCCAGCACGATTGGCAACAGCAAGGGCAGTAGTTTTTTTGTTGATAGCATCATTGGCTTCCTGAAGTTTGGCAGATTGTTGAGAAAGTTTTTCAGTCATGTTTTGCTCGATCTGACGAGCTTCATCATTCTTTTGAGCAATGGCAATCTTCATGTCGTTATCACGCTCTAACCACCCATAGTGGTGTCCAACTTGGTATGTACCAAAGAGAGATACCAAAGCACCCACAATTAACCAAGGTAAAGGGATAGGGAACATTATTCAGCCTCTTTTCTTGCTTGAGCCAATTCTTCACGCTCTTGGTCATCTTCTAAGTGGTCAGGCGGGGTAGTCGGAGGAGGGCCAGGTGTCCAAGATTCATCCAACTCTGGGTTCTTCCAAACAGGCATAGCACCAAAAGGTTGACTAGGCAAACCATACGCAGATTGCGGTGGCGCATAAGATGAGCCATAGGACGAGTTAAAACCGCCCTGAGAGCCTCCATAGCCCATTGGTTGACACATTGGTTGCGTTGGAGGATTAAACGCTCTGGCGGCACTTGACATAGCCCGTTTGCCAATAACTCCACCGATACCACCCACGATCAACAGAACAATGTCGTTCAGCATCTTGGTATAGGCTTGGTCAATCGGGGCCATACTCTTGATAGGCTGAGTGACAAAAGTCACAGAATAGAGCAAAGCAGCAACAATAAACATGAGGATAAGTGTGACTGCAATCACAACAAACCCCCAAATTCTTACCTCAATCTCTTCAGTTGTTAACTTTGGTTTCTGGTTGGACATCATTGATTTTTTTCTCCAAGATTGGGGCAACCAAGTACTCAGGACAAGTCTGAGTGAACTGGCATCTAGGTTTTTGGCATGGTTCAGCATGGAAGTTGTCTGGGTTTTGGCAAAAATAGCGATATTTCTCATCACATCCCGATAGCATAAGTGCTATAAAAAGCAGAACATATTTCATTTACCAAGACCAACCTTTCCAAGTAGAAGATTGACAATTCTGTCAGACAGATCATCAGGTAAGAACTTCAGAAAACCTAAGAAATACAAAGCTACGACCCCGTAAACAAAGATTTTCAAGCATAGGTCAAAGGTCTTTTGATACTCATTCACCGACCACACCTTCTTGTTGCTTCACAGAATGTCATCAACTCATTTACACCAACAAAGACTAGGAATAGAACAAAGCAGATTCCACCAATTGCCAAGCCAATCTCTAGTTGTTCTTGTTCTTTCTGTTTAGCTTCTTTCTCTGCCTTCTTTAGTGCGCTTATTTCTTTAGCATCTGCCAAGTCCATCTCTGCTTGACGAGCCTTAATCTTTTGCCAAACGTCAATCTTGCCTGTCTGCATGAAGAGCATCTTTAACTCTTCTTCAAACGCTCTAGCCTGTTCTAAAGCCATCTCAATCTGGAGGGCAGTCCCCATGTTTGAGCCTTTGCCAGACTGTTTAGCCTGAAGCATTGCTTTGGTAGCTACACTTTTTGCGTCAAATAACTTCCCAATCATGGGCGCAAGTGAGCCTAGGTCATTGGCAACATTAGCTGCCTTCTTGACCATGCTGATAGCGGATTGAATTCCCGCTAGAGCCGTTATCGGATCAATCATTTCTTTCTCTCCCACTTAATGCAAACAACCCTTCGGTTGTAAACATCACCAGTCCAAGTCCATTTAATACATCGGTACTCTATGGTTGCCGCCAAGAGAAAGGCGATCACGGAAATGCCCAAACAATAATATAACTACAATAAATGACAAAACAAACAAGAAAGACTGCCGCAACAAATGCTTCGGCAAAGTCTCTCACATTAGTCACCAATGATTCCGGTGGCACTTCCAACGGCAGCAGCACCAGTTAGCAATCCAGTTTTAGGTCTTTGCGCTCTCTTGTTTAACTCTCGCAAGATTGCAGTCTGCTCTACAGGATCAACAGTAAACAATCGTTTTTGCAGAGCCTCTGAACTTTCGCTACTTATGCCTTTTGCTCTTGATGTTAGAGCTGATGCTCCAGACCGCAGAAGACTAACAAGATCGCCAGAAGCACTTGCTTGAGCAAGCGAACCCAAAAGACTTGCCTCCTCACGCACCGCTTTGTTTTCATCTGTTCTAGAGCCACCAAGAACACGTTGCTTGGTTTCAGCCTGGCGGTTTAAGCCTTTGACATATTGAGAAAACTCATTGTATGAGGCTTGATCTGGGAAAGCATTTCTTAACAAGAGTTTTTGATTCTCTGATTTAAAGATTTGCTTAGTAAAATCACCGCCTTTGAAGTTTCCGAGTCGCTCGTTGACATCAGCCATCACGCCTAAACGAAATGCCTCTTTCTCATCAGAGGTCAGTTTTTTGATCTTAGATGCGGCTTCTGCTGGGTTAAGTTTCTGATAGTCTTCACCCATCTTGAAAGCATTTTTAATGCGCTCTGCATCAGCAAACTCAGCGTTAGCTTTCTTGTAATCAGGGTTTAGGTCTTTTATAAGGTCATTAAACTCATTCTTGACTTTGACAACATCACCGCCATAGCCTGACATTTTCTTGGTCAGTGGGTCTGTTTCAGCATCAACAATCCGGTCAAGTCCCATTTTGATTTGATGTAAAACATCAGTAGGAACTGATTGAGCATTGCGAATAGAAGCAAGGTCTGGCAGTTTTTGACCATAAACATCTGCTCTTTTAACGGCTTCTCCATAGGCTTTAGTAAAGACATCTCTGTCAATGAACTTTCTAAATGGCACAGCATTGATGGCTTTGCTATAGGCTTCTGGATATGCTTGAGAAGCAAGTCGTGATTGATTTGCAGTCAATGCCTCAAGGTACTCAAAACCATTGACGTTTTTAGCCAATCCAGCTTTTTCAACCAAGCCTTTTACTATGTCATTTGGTTGGTCAATAAGACGATTCTCAAGGAATTCTTTGGTAGCACCCTTGGTGGCAGATTGGACTGTGTATGCGCTATAGGCTAAGTCGTTCAGGCTTTTACCCAAGTCAGCAATGACCGGATTAGGAACACCAATCCTACGCAATTCATCTAATGCTTGTTGCGCTTCTGTTGGTGAAAGATTGTCTTTTTGGAGATAGTTTGCCAACATCTTTGATGCAGCAGTCTCCTGGTCGCCAATACCCGCAGAATTCAAGACGTTCTTAATTAGAGTTCCTGCACCCTTAACAACGATAGGCACAGAACCACCCAACAAACCGCCAAATATGCCACCTACCGCAGCCTCAGACCCCGCATCCTTTTCAGCAAAACCATAACTAGAAGCCGCACCTGTGGTTGTTCCGATTGCAGCACCACGAAGGAGTTGTCCTAATGTAGTTGTGCCTGTAATCAAGTCTTTAGTCGCAGGAGCAAGTCTTGCCACCTGTTTAGCAATTCCTAGTGGAGCAATTAAACTGCCACCAATTTCTGAACTTGTTTTAACAATAGGCGCATCCATGCCGAATTGTTTTTGTTGTTCACGCAACATATTTCGTTGACGCTCATACTCTGGCCCACTGATCGAGCCAGTTCGTAGTGCCGCCTCAATTTCATCAAGTGTTCCAAAGGTCAAGCCTTGACCAACAGCCCTAGCAGTCTCGGCTACCCCTGAGTACTCTACGGGCGAACCAAGCACTGATTTAAATGCCTGTGGTTGTTCAGCAATGGGTGCATCTTTGTAATCAGCCATTATGGTTTTGTCCTTCTTTGTCCTTCGGGGTCAACGAATACTGTTCCTGATGGGAACTTGGGGTTCTTCAGAAACCTTTGATAGTCAGCATTGTCAATGATTTGAACATCAAATTTAGGAACTTCAATTGCACGTTCTGGTTCAGGGAAATTGGCATTCTTTCTACGTCTCAATACATCATCAGCAGCGTTCTGAGTACGTCTAACATTGATGTCAACCAAACGCCTCATTGCTGCTGCCGCCGCTTGTGGAGACTCTGAACTCTCAAGTTCTTTTGCCGCCCTTACAGCATCACCTTCAGTTTGTGTGCCTTTGTTTAAGCGCAAACTCTCATTGGTCAATACCTTCAAGAACTTATCATAGTCTTCCCTTGCAAGAACATCAGGGTCTTCTGATCCAACTAATTGTCTTGCTCTGATAGTCGCTCTATCTTTTAGACCAAACTTGATCTCGCCAGACTTAATTCTGTTAATAAAGTTGTTGGCATCAGATGCTAAGTTTGTTGCAGCAGTTGCAGTTCCATAATCTGCTTCCTCATCTTTTGCAAGATACGCAGGTAATGGCTTAGTTCTAGCAGTTTCTGCTTTACGATCTGCTTCTGCTCTCTTCATATCCTGTTGGAACGCAATGTTCTGCGCTTGCAATGCTTGATTGCCTTGTTGAATCAAAAGGCTTTGACGAGAGTTCTCAAGACCTTGAGACCTTAATGAAGCTAGTGTGTCTTGATTGTTTTTAATCTGCGCTTGATTTTGTTCAAACTGGCTAATTCGCTGAGTCATCTCAGCCAACTCTTTAGCTTTTGCATCAACCTTTTCAGGGTCAAGAATGCCCTTTTCAAGACTGCTTGAATACTGTTTCGCAAGTGTTTGAACAGTCTTTGGAATGGTTGCATCGTCAATAAACACCTTGAATGGGTTGTCTTCTGGAGCACCCATTGCACCAATCCTGCGGAGATCAGGAATAACTTTAGCCAACTGAGAGATTGCAGCCTGTCCTTGTGGGAATGACAACAGTCTATTCTTCACTTCTTCATTGACACTACCATCAGGGTTTTTCAGTTGCGTTATTAAGTTTTGAGCAAGAGCATCAAGCCCTTGAGCTTGCATTCTTTGACCACGTTGAGCCAAATAATCCTCATTCTTCATGGCTTGCATACGGGCTTGCGTACCTTGCTCACGCAAAGCATAAGCAGCCTCTGCATCGCCACTTTGCAATGCCATTTGAGCAGCCTGAATGTATGAGTCCGGATTGCTTGGGTCAATCATTCCAAGCAATTGCTGACGTTGTGTAATGCGCAGAAGTTGTGGGTCTTGTACTCCAAAAGCACCACCAATTGCAGTACCAAGACCTCTAGCACCACCATAAGTTAGTGCCGCACCACGAGATGCGGGGTCTAGTTGAGCAAGGGTGATACCTTCTTGCAAAGCACTTCTACGTTGTTGCTCACCATACATATCTGGTGTTAGTCCAAACAAACCTGCCACAATATTTTCTGCCATGATGATTCCTTAACCAAATAAGCTATATATAGCGTTGCCAGCGGCAGTACCAAATGCGGGAGAAGAACCCAAACCGCCTAATAATGTTGAATAGGGGTTAGTAGTTGCGGCTCTACCTGTCGCTAAAGCAACGCTTTGTTCTGCACCACGAAGTCCTAATTGACCAACATTAGCACCCGCTTGAGCCGCTTGTTGACCAAGAGCCGCACCCATTGTCAAAGGTTGTTGTGCCGCACTTTCAAGTCCTGTAACTTGCCCCATAGCAGTTGTGTAAGGTGCGTAAGCGGCTTGTTGACCACCATAGTATTGACCCATAGCTTGAGAACCTTGATTCAATAGACCTGCACCAAACAAGACGTTTTGCTGACCATACTGTTGAGCATTAGCCGCCAGTTGAGCTTCTTGTTGCGCTCTGGCGTTATACAGAGCCTGTAGTTCAGGTGTTGTAGCACCCATAGTACCGCCTTGAGCAACCGCCAAACCACCACGACCTTGTTGTTGGAGTCTGTTTTGCAGATTAGCAAGTTCAGTTTCCCTGCCTGGTTGCAACAAAGCCATCTGACTCTTTAGGTAATTTGCTGCAACTGCTTCAGGAGATTGAGCCAAATACTGATTACCAAGACCAAACAAACTTTGTGCGCCTGTTTGCAAAGGAGCAAACTTTGCTTGTGCGCCTTCTGCTTGGACTAAACCAGACTCAGCTAACCTAACAAATCGGTCTTGAGCATTCTTAGCTTCGGGACTTAGTGTGTATCCTGCGCTAGTCAATTGACCTGTAACTGGATCAACCGCAAACTGCGAAGAGCCAAACCGAGTAGTCATTCCAACAGGTCTAAACTGAGCAGCTGCTTTAGCCGCAGCAGTCTCTCTGTCAATCATGGCTTGTGCTTTTAAAGCCGCTTCTTTAGATGTTTGTTGTTGGAGAAGACCTGCACCAGTAGTTAAACCACCTGAAAGCAAAGCACCAAGTTGAGCTGCTGTTAAACCGCCTAGATTAGCTCCTGCCACTGTTCCTGCACCAGTTAATGCAGTTCCAAGATTCGTACCTACACCAGTTGTCAATGCACCAGTTCCTAATGTTCCCGCACCAACACCAGTTGTTAAAGCACCAGTAACACCTGTTCCTGCTCCCGTCCCCAATAAAGTTGTACCAAGCCCAGAACCTGTAAGAACTCCTGTTCCCGTCAAAGCACCAGTACCAGTTCCGAGCAAAGTTGTGCCAAGACCAGAACCTGCTAAAACACCAGTTCCTGTTAATCCTGTACCTGCTGTAATTCCTGCGCCTGTTCCTGCTGCACCAAGACCTGCGCCAGTAGTAGTAAGTCCCGTTCCGACTCCAGTTCCTAGACCCGCTACAGTAGTTCCACCACCAAGACCACCAGCACCAGCCGTTGTAATTCCTGTTCCTGTACCCATCCCTGCAACAGTGCCGCCCGTCAAAGCACCAGTACCACTACCGCCTGTTAGGTTTGTTAATGTTCCAACACCTGCACCTGTTGTCAACGCACTAGCAAGAGAAGTAGCACCCGCAGTACCACCCGCACCACCAAGAGCTAAGTCTAGTTGAGCCAACTCAGCCATTGTTAGACCAGTAGAGCCAACAGTAGCAGCACCACCTAATGCACCTGCGCCACCAAATAATCCAGCACCATAGCCACCTACTAAAGCAGCTAGAACTACAGGGTCTGTAAGAGCTTCTCCCAATCCTTCTAAGAATGAACCTGCAACTGGTTGAGTCTGTGTTGTTTGTTGATATTCACCAGTAGGCGAGTAATACTGAATATCAGTACCTGTTGCTACTGCGTCATTGATGCCACCAGTAGTCTTGTAGGTAAGAACATTCTCAATTCCACCAACTTGACGATCTTCACCAGAGCCAATGACTTGATATACAGGCTGAACCCAAGTATCACCAAGGAGCTTTGCTTGTCCTTCAGGAATAACTGCCGCAGCACGAGCCGCAACTGCACCCTCATCTAACCCAACAGCTTGAGCCATTTGAGCAGGGGAGACTCCATTAGCCTCCATAGCCGCAACGATCTGGGCATCAGTCATGCCTGGATTAGCAAGCAGAAAATCTACAATTTGTGCGCTAGTTACAGCCATGATTGCTCCTTATTGTGGCTCAATGCCAAGTTCTTTGCGTATTTTTGTAGCTGAAATGGCATGAGTAGCCGCATCAAACGACTCTTGCTCTATTTTATATCCAACATCCCTACCATAGGTGATATTAACAATATTTGGTACAAGTTGTATCTCATACTGACCTTGGTACAAAGGGTCTAAATCACGCTTGATAAAGTCTTTTACCTGATTAGCAGCAAAGGGATTAGAGCCGTTCCAACCCTGACAATCTCTGATCTGAATAACCACCTGACCTGTCTTAGCCAATGCTCTCTCAAACAGCTTACGATGGCCTTCATGCCAAGGTTGCCATCTGCCCAACATTTGGACAGTCTCTTTTTGCCAATCAAAGACGGGGCGAGGGCGGTTGTCCAAGATATGTGCGGCAATAAACTCACCCCACTTCTCAGCCTTTTGCTCAGTAATCCTAAAGTCATACTGCTCTGGAGCAACAAACACCTTGTTGGTGTCTTCAAAACGACCTTGGTTGATCGTGTCAACCCAGACAGTCCAATCAGCCTTAAAGTTGTTACGCATCTCAACCAGAGGGGCTACAAAGTCGCAGATCACATAATCCACATCGTAACTGTCAGCAAGATCACGCATCCGCAAACTCTGGCGAATACGACCTTCATGGGAAAAGTCCCAATCGTTGTATTTCTTACGCACATCATCAGCATTCAGCCACATAACTGTTTTATGGTTGTTTTGCAGATGCTCAAGAATGTGCTGTGCAAGGTAAGTTTTACCAGCACCAGGCAATCCCATAACTAATATGCGTTTCATCCCTTGACCTTATAAAGTTGTTTTATTGCAAACTCTGGTGCGGGTGTGCGCCAGAACTCTTTGCCAGAATACTTTTCCCAAACTGACTTAGGAAGAATTGAAGGGCGTTCTTGCCATGTAACTTCTTTTCTGACTGTATGCAGACTTTTCATGTTCAAGGCTTTGTCGTATACCTCGTTGTCATACTCGACATTCTTGAAGTCATGGTCAAAGTAAGGTTTGCCAATAAACCCATAAATCTCACGCATCACGCTCTCAGGCTGTTTACATAAAGATTCATATTCCACCAACATAATCATGTCGGGGTTTAACAGTAAACCTTCTTCTAGGAAGTAATAAGGCTTGACCACTTGGCCTTCCTTCTTTACATCCATCAAGGCATCGCATCTTGTGGTGACTGTCTGTCTAGCTTCATCGTCTGTTAGGCTTGCACCATACAAAGAGTTCTTGGCAGCAATACGCTCAAAGCTATCAAGTATCCAAGGCAAGTCACGCACACAGCAAATAATCTTGGTCTGTGGGTAAAGGTCTTTCAGCAAAGATGTTTTGGCAGTCCATCCTCTGCTAGTGTCAAACACTACTTTGGGGGTAACTGCTTTGTAGTAAGCCTCAAATACGTCTTTCAGTATTTGTTTGCGTCTGACTTCATCTATCAAGTGATTGCTTTCGCTTCCAGTAATGACGTTGATGGTAGATGCCACCAAGCCTTGTACTGGCGAGGAAATATCTGCATAGAACTCAGGGTTCTGACGCAAGATAGCCGAGAGTAGGGTTGAACCTGACCTTGGCAAACCAGAGATGAAGAAAAACTCTTTCATCCTTGGTTTTCCATTGGAATCCAGTTGACTGTAGCTTCATCCCATTGATAGCGAACATTGCCACCATTCATAATGGCATCAGCAGGTCTTGCTACTGGCGCAGCCCATGTCATTGTGTCGATGTAACCAATCCAAGATGGATAAGGCTTACGAGCCTCATGCTCGGCAACTTTAGCTGCATTAAATTCTGCTTCTGTTAAAACTTGCAGAACACCCGAAATGTTTAAATCAGCGTCTGCATCACAAGTACCATAGTATCTCGGTGCTCTTAGGTATGTGCCATCAGAACCAACCTCTACAGGCCATGTTGATTTGTCATGCCATATATGAGTCCAACCCTTGATAGCTGGCATGGATGGGCCTGTGCGCTGTGGCTCGGCTGTGCAGACTATTTTAGTTACTGCGTCAACTTCGGTAATGCAAATGTACATTGGGATGCTCCTTTGAAATTAAACTGCAACTCTGCGAACTGCACGAACTGGATTAGAGCCAGTTTTACTAGTAGCACCTTGACTACCATAATAGAAAGTAATTTTCCAACCATATGTTGCTGAGTTTTGTGTGCTAGACCAGTAATAACCATTTATAAAGTCTTCTGCACCTGTATCTTTAAAATCAGCAGCGGAAGTTTGTGCGGGATTTGTGTCTGTATAATTACTTGCTCTAGCAGGGACAGCGTTAGCGTTTATCCCATAAGAAGTATTATTTACATACGTTGTTGGTTTTAAATTGTAGTAACAGATTTCTAATTCATTTAATGCTGGCAAATACCAATCACTAAATCCACCAATAGTTAAGCCTTCACAGAATTGAGCCGCTGGGTGAGAAGCATCATTCATTGCCGCACTGTTTGCTGGGCCATCTATCACAGACGATGTTCCAGCAGTTGATGTGTTTGAAGTTTTCCATTGTTTACTAGCACTTTGAGCAGATGCCAAAGGCCCAACAACCAAATTGTAGTCAGCTATGCCATTTCCAGCAGTTGATATTTGACCTACAAAGAAACCACCACCATAAGCGGCCCCAGGCGCAATATTTCCCGCAGTAGGCCACAGACCTTGCTTCTTAAACTGCATAGCTTGGTCAAGTGTCCAAACACCTTTTGCTGTGCTTGTCTCAAACGACCCAGATGGCAGTGGTGGATTTTTAGTAATAAACCCGCCTGGATATTTTTGGCTCATGGTTATTCCTTAAACTGCAACTCTGCGAATGGCACGAACACGAGATGGGGCGTAAACACCATCCTTAGTTGCGTGGCCTTGCTGTCCATTACTGAAATACTGTATCCTAGCGTTTGTTGCAGTAAACTCTGTACTAGACCAGTAATAGTCAGCCACAAAGTCTTCTGTGCCAGTATCTTTAAAATCTGCTGACGAGGTTTGAGCAGGGTTGCCAGTTGTATAGTTACTTGCTCTTGCAGGAACTGCGTTTGAGTTTATGCCCGAAGATGTATCATTTGCTGTAGTAGTTGGTTTAAGGCTGTAATAACAAACCTCTAACTCGTTTTTAGCGGGCATATACCAATCACTAAATCCGCCAATTACCAAATCATTGCAGAAGTGAGCAGCGGGATAAACAGTAGAACTGCCATCTGCAACCATATCAGCGGTGTTTTGTGGCCCATCAATATCGCTATCAGCACCCGCAGTAGCTGTATTTGCATTTTTCCATTGCACAATACCACTTTGTGCAGAAGAAACAGGCCCAACAACTAAATTGTGTGTAGCAACTCCGCTTACACCTATTTGACCTGCAAAAAATCCCCCACCAAAAGCAGAGCCTATTGCTGGCAAAGTAGGAGGCCAATTTCCAGCCGCCAATGCTTGTAACTGTTGTGGAAGTGTCCATACCCCACTAGCAGCACTAGTAGAGGTTGTTGGAGCAGTAGCGGAAATTACACCGCCTTTGTATCGCATGGACATTTTTAGTCCTTATGTGATTTCTTCAAAGCTAATCGTAGCAACCAAGTCACCAGTTGCACTAGCAAGCGCACCAATTGACTGATTCTCTAGCAAATAAAATGCTGTTGTTTTGTCGGTCACAATCAATGAAGCATCTGCGGGTACAGAGATGGTTGAGGCAATAGCTAATGCTGTACCGCCTAAAGCAGCCGCAGAGTAGATATTGACTGTGACATCAGCCGCTGCTGTGCCATCAATGTTGGCAATCAAGATTGAGTTAATCTTAAAAACCTTATTGCTTGATGCAGCGTTTGAAGCAAGTTGCGTTGCACTTGTACCAACGGCAACCGATAAGGTATTACCGATGATGCTTGTGACGTTGACGATATTAGGATTTGCCATAATATTTCCTTAAAAACCAAAGAGCATTGCCAACGCAATAGCTTTACCTGTTGAAACACCAGCAGTTCCCCAAGTAGGAGCTGCACCAGAACCGCCAGAAAGAAGTGCTTGACCTGCTGTACCTGCTGAACCAGCCACCAATAATCCAGTAGTGATATTTGGTGTAGTCAATACTGGTGATGTAAGAGTCTTGTTTGTCAGGGTTTCTGTACCTGTCAAAGTAGCAAAGCCAGAGGCAGTAAATGCCGCCTGAGTCCATGCCGATCCTGTCCACACATACAAAGTGTTTACTGAGTTGTTCCAGTACAAAGCACCTGTCAACAAAGCATTTCCATCATTGTCAACAGTAGGGGCAGAAGACTTAGAACCTAAGTATCTGTCATCAAAAGCATCGTATGAAGCTGCCGCATTTGTCTCACTTGTAGCCGCATTGCTTGCACTTGTAGAAGCGTTAGAGGCACTTGTTGAAGCATTTGAAGCACTTGTAGCGGCATTAGAAGCAGAAGTAGCTGCAGCAGTAGTCGAACCAAATATCGAATCTATTTCAGTTTTGGTATAAGCATTTGTGATGTTATAGCCAGCAATCGTTGTAGGATTCGTTCCTGCCGTAGCCCTACCATAAGTGTCAAAAGTTACAGATTGGTAAGTGCCTGGCGTTACACCAGAAGATGCCAAATCAATGTTGTCCGAATTGACAACAATACGACCAGAAGATGCAGTTCCTACATTGAGAGTGTTACCTGTCTTTGTAAGACCATCACCCGCAGTAATCTGACCTGCACCTGAGAACTGCGCCCATGTAATCGATGTGCTTCCCAATGTCCCACCTGCATCGATTGTGCAGATAAAGCCAGAGTCAGCGTTAGTTGTGCCTTTTTCAACAAAGGTAAAAGCCGCTACCAACTCAGCATAAGTGTCAGCATCTGTTGTGCGTGTCCATGAACCTGTTGCACACAAGTAAATACCATTATTAGAAGCAGTAGATTGGTCTTTAACCAAGACCCGATCACCCGCAATAATAGAGATGCCATCAATAGTTTGTGCGCCAGACAAAGTGATATTTGCAGTAGTAGCCGCAACAACAGAGGCTTTGGCATCAATACCTTGGGCTAGTGCATCCACATAACCCTTGGTAGCCGCATCAGAATCGTTTGTAGGGCTTGCCAAACCAGTAATGGTTGCCGATGTACTGCTATCCATGTCCAATGCGCCAGAGATGGTCACATTGTTGAATGTAGAAGTGCCAGAAGCCGCAGTAACATTGCCTGTCAGGTTGCCAGTTACATTACCTGTGACATTTCCTGTAACTGCACCCGTTAAGTTGCCTGTTACGTTACCTGTGACTGCACCTGTCAATGGGCCACTAAAGCCAGTATTTGCCGTGATGTTTGTGCCAGTAATAGCAAGGGCAGAAGAACCACCGATTACCACACCATTGATTGTTCCTGCACTAATGGCGGCAGAAGCAATCGTAGCGGCTGTGCTAACAGTAAGGTTGGTGAAAGTACCCGCTGCGGCAGTTGTTCCACCGATAACCGCACCATTTATCGTACCGCCAGTAATTGTGGCAGATGAGTTATCTGTCTTTGTTGCTATAGCAGTAGCAATATTGTTGAACTCTGTGTCAATCTCAGTGCCTTTAACAATCTTTAGAGGATTGCCAGGCGAGAGATTATCTTTGGTTGCAAAGTTAGTGGATTTTGAATAATTAGACATGGTTTATCCTATCTTGCCTTCTTTGGCTTGAAGTTCAATTTTCTGAATTGACAACTGAGTGCCATTGATAGTGGCTTCGTAACCAGTTTGTACGATTTTACCTGCACTTGAAGCATTGCTTGTCAGTGCTTTAATTGGAATGCCACTTGAGTAGTCTGCAACCGCATATTCACCAACCCCATACTCGAAATAGCCTTGAGGTGGAATAAAGACGTTCTCTGACTGATAAGCACCCGAATAATCAAAAGCCCACTTGATTGTGAGGAACTGGTTAGAACCACCAATCACTACGGCAGTAATAGACTTCAGAATGGAAATCTGATTAGGGTTTCCTAAGTCAGCATTGTTTGTGTAGTACAAGAATCGGTAAGTAGAAGCATCATCAAGATAACCACCATACTTACCAATGTAACCATTCTTGCCAATGTACAAGTCGCCATTACGCAATGATCTTAGTGCAGTTGGTGAAATACTGTCCCATTTGGTTACACGGGAAGCACCATCTTGCAAAGATTGCTTAGTATCAAAACAATAAACTTGCAAAGTAGCGGGTAGAACAAGCAGATAAAAAGCGTTCTTCTCTGAGTAAACAGATTTGACGTTTGCTAGTGTTTCTCCGGACAAGGAAGATTCCAAATCAAATCGAACATTCTTAGAAAGGTCTCGCAAAGGAGCAGACTTCTCTTGAATTGTTCTCATCAATGAACGAACACCTGAGTCTGACAAGAAAACAACGTCAGTACCAATACTTTGAATGGTATCCCTAGCGATACATCCAATAGAGCCTACTGTGTCGCTCAAAACAAGAGATGCGGGAGTAGAAGCACCAGAATAAACAAGAATCTGTTTCTTACCAAAGATAAACAAGAAATCATTGTGAGCTGCCAAGCCCATCACTTCATCAGCACCATTAGGCCATACACGGGATACATCCAATGAGCCTGAAGTACCACCACCCCATACATGACCTGCAATCAGATCAGAAAAGGTAACTGTTACTTTGTCTGAAGATGTATTAGCTACCCATAGCCGACCAAACGCTGAGATGGCAATGTTGGCAGATGGAACTGATCCTGCATAGCCTGACTTCTCAGAGACTCGTCTAAATGTTGTTGTGCTAACAGCGGGGTCATAGATCAAAGGATCGTGACCAGTTTGGAAAAAGTATGCAATGCCATTCAAGGATGCACACTGCCAATTAGATGCAGTAATAGTAGGAGCAGTACCGCCACCACCATAGGTCAACTCAGTAACTGCATTAGCAGTACCAAGTTTGAATATCTTGTTGTTGCCAGCAAACAGAACTGTCAAAGTCCCATCGTTTTGGACTAATTCATGGATTACACCAACATCGTTAGCACCTAGATTGCCAGAGGAAGAGTTAACCCTTGACCAACCTTTTCTAGCACCAATACGACCATACTGATCCAAGATGCAGTTAGTTGCAACCAAGGCAAAGCCAGCCCCTAAATCAAGGGGGGAATCTTCAGTATTTAGGCCATAAAAGCCTGGTGCTGAGAGACTGTAACTTTGGAGTGCTGATGCCATTAGACCGCCACAAAGTTGTCTTCAGGATAACGAGTGCTTTCCAATGCAATAGCATCAGAGAGCATTCCCCTAAACAAAGCATAAGCCTCATTAGAGTTAGTTCCACCATCTTCACCACGCTCAATCAAAGCACGAGAATACGCACTCTGGGCAACCAAGTAGTCCAAGACTTTCACAGATGTGCCATCAGCAGACAGATTAGCCTGTGGGACAGTTACATCAAACTTAAGTGTATATACGCCATCAGGAACTGGGAACAAATCAATCTTTGTGTCGCCATTGCCATCTACACCACTAAAGCAGAACTCTGAAGGGATAGACTGTGAAGGTGTACCAAAGTTGAGCTTGCGATTCATGTCCGCAACAGTGGTGTTATCTAGGGTAATAACACTTGTAGTATTGATAGCATCGTTAACACGAAACTTCTGACCAACACCTGTCAAAGCATAGGAACTTGTGCCAGAAGCAGTAGTCACTGTAATTGTTTGAGATAAGACATTCCATGAATAACTATCTTCAATCTGACGCTTACCATCATTGACAAACTTGCCAATCAAAGCAGAATAGGCTGTTTCGCCAACAGTAGATACTGTGCTTTCACGCAAGCGAACCAACACATCGTTAACAAGTTCTAAGTAGGTCATGTTCGTTGCGCTCCTGATACTTCAAATGTGGCAATAAAACTGAATGCACTTGCACTTTGAGTAGTAATTTGAATTCTATCGCCTTCTTCTAAAACGATATAAGCATTGCCATCAAACTGAAGGTATTGCTTAGATGTAAAGTCGTAATTAGTAAGAATATCCAAGGTTGTGGCAGCACTTGCGTCATACCATTGAACAGTAATGTGCTTAGTCGAACCACCAGTATTGTGAATGTACATCACAGTAAACTTGGCGTAATAACCCGTAGGAACTGTATAAACAGTTGTCAGCGTAGCCGCTGTTGGGTTAATTCCGACAGATACTGGTCTCACTTCATATTCCTCTTAGAGATCGCTTTAGCCTTAGCTTTAGCGTCTTCCTTGGACGTTGCGCCCCAAGCTCTAAGAGAAAGTAAAAGTCGGGTAGGCTTTCCATCTTTCATCTCAGCGCCAGGCATATTGCCCATTCGTGCTAAAAAGGATGCCCTAC